CGTCTATTGTAAGCGGTTTTATTGATGATGCCTGTAAGGTTTCTCACATGAATGAGATTCCTGCGGCACTTTCCTTTTTTACAATTTTAGGACAACTTGCGAAAGATTTTGTAGTTATCCCAAATGGTCAAAGCCGAGAAGATACAAGAATACATTTCTTGCAGATTCAAACATCAGGTACAGGTAAATCTACCTTATACAACTTTACTGGGCCTGTGGCAAAAAAAACTTTTGATGGAATAAACAAAAAGAACATCCATCCAACAAATTTACCTTTGGCTTTGGAAACAGGTGATTTTGAAGGACCGAAAGATTTTGATGTGATGTCTGTTGTTGATTATACAGATGCAGGTCTTTTATCCGATACAGTAGAAGTAGAAAGAGAAGAACCAAGAGAAAATGGAGAAGGAACCCGAAGAGTAAGAGTAATGGAAAGAGTCGCTGGTATTCTTGAAGGAAGTGGATTAGCACATTGGGATGAATTTGAATATTCTGGTGTTTTCTCTACCTCCGAACACAAGAAAAGCGCAATTGTATATTTGAATACTTTGATGAATACTCTTGCTGGTGAGAATTGGGTAATCACTAAAAAGTTGAAGGAAGGAGATATTCAAAAGACTTTTTGTGAAAGGTCTGTTTTGGCTATGACTTATCCACCAAAAAAACTTGAAGAAGTTATGACGCATAAGGGTGTTCTTCAAAGAATGATTGTGTATGTTTGGGATGTTCCTGATTTTATTCAAGATAAAATGCGTAAGACTCAGATTCTTAAAGCAGGTAAAATTGAAGAAGTTAATCAACCAATTGATAAGTATGTCAGTGCTTTACTTAAATTGTATGATGCTCTTTATCAAAGGTATGAAGATGTTGGTAGAGATTTAACTCAAACTGTTCAATTTGCAGACGATTTTACCGATGCTTATATGTTTAGATATGAACAGATGCAAGCCTTCATTGAAAGAGAAAAACCACAAGTGAGAGAAATTGCGAGCAACTTTACCACCCGTTTGCTTAAAATGCTTCTTAAGTTATCTGTTTTAAACTGTATCGCAGAAAGCCCTCAATACTCTAAAGATGAGGATAAGTTTATTGTGAACAGCCGCCATGTGTCTCAAGCGGCGTTTCTCATCCAAAACTGTTATAGCAGACTTACGATGTGGTTAGGTTCAGCCCTGCGAATCCGCCGTGATGAAGGCATCGCTAATTCAAAGAAACCTCGTTTGTTTGCAGTTTATGTTGAAATGGATGAAAAGGACGAAGAGGGATGGGTCAGTAAAAAGTTATTCTTGGATGCTTATATCAACAAAGAAAAGGTATCGCAAGTCCAAGCATATAGAGACTACAAAAAGCACCAAGATATGTTCATTGAAGATAAAGTTGGTCGCTCAGTATTTATTAAGATAAACGGAGATGAGAAGAAATGAAGTGGGAAAATACAAACATCATATTTGATGTATCAAAAGGACCGAAAGTAATTATTGAAACCTTAAACACTTATGGTGAAGATGGTTGGGAAATGTGTTCTATGCTCAACGTAGCAGGAACTAAAATTGTGGCTTTTCTTAAAAGGCGCATTGATGTTGAAGAACCTGAAAATAAAGAAGTAGAAAAGTTAAGCAAACTTTGGTCAGGTGAGTAATTGTCTGTTTTGGCTTTAGATATTGAGACAAAAAACATGTCTCATGAAATTGGGGGATTCGGGAATACACATATGTTTCAGGTATCTACTGTTGCTACTTGGGACGGCTCAAATGGTGTAGTTTATGCTGATGTTCCGGTGGATTCATTAGCAAAGTCAGGATATATTGTTAAGGAATTATCTGAATTAAAATATGATTTAGACGACCATTTAACTAAAGGTGGCTCAATCTTAGGGCACAATATTGCCGCTTTCGATTTGGCTATTCTTAGAGATTCAATGGATATTTATTGTATCAATAAGTGTATTACAAATAAGCAATACATTGACACCAGTAAAGATTTAGTTTCTCTTCACGGTGAGAGAATACCTCTTAGCAATCTCGTTAAATGTTCTCTTGGTGATTCAAAACTTATGGATAGCGCGGATGCGCCTAAATTGTGGAAAATGGGCGAGTATGAAAAAGTCGCGGAATATTGTATGAAAGATACAAAATTGGTTTATGACCTTTGGAAGTATGGTCAAGAGAATGGAATTGTAAAAGCGTTCTCGATTGAAAAAGAAGAATTTGTAGATTTAGAGGTGAATTGGTAATGACGACTTGGGAATGGTTCGGCCTATTTATTTTCTTAATTGTATTGACTTTGCTGTTCTTTGCAGCGTTTGGCGGTTCTAATATTGACGGCCAAAACATCGAAGAATACATGGAAAATCTTTTAAATGAAGGTAAAAAGGACGGAAGCAAGAAATGAGTTTGAGGCAAACCTGCAAATACTGTGGGAAAGAAACATTAGCCGTTAGGCTACTTGGTTTCTACATTGGTTCAAACAAACAGGCTAATTTGTGGGAATGTCGAGCATGTTTTGGCATTTGGTCTGAAAAGACAGTTTGAAGGGCTATCCGGGGGGGTGGCCCTTCAAGCCCCCTTTTTGGCTCAGATTTTGCGTCATTTTTTCAATCTGGAAAAAATTATTCGCTATTGTTCGCCTTTTCGTAATCCTTCCCAACAAAGACTATATAGTTCTTCTTCTGTTTCAAAAATAACTATGGTGTCTGTGCTACTTGGTATGCTAAACCAAATAGTTATGAAGCCCACAATAAAAGATAATAAAAACAATTCTAACAACATATTTTCACCTCAAGAAATCAATCCCGTTAATTGCAGTTTATCAATCAACAAGTCCACTTTAGTTCTAAGAAAACCTATTTCATCTTCTAAGGTTTGAAGATAAGTCGCATTTGTCGGTTCAAAACCCGGCGCTAAAGTAGGGTCGTCAGGAGGTCTTGAGGCGATAGTGCTTGAATTTAAATTAGCCACAGCCCCCCTTGTAGTAGGAGCAACACCATAAAACCCAACATTTGAACCATCATGGTCTAAATCGCCATTGATTTCTATTCCATCAACTGTTCTAATACTGCCAACAGCGAGTGGGCCTTGAATTCTTTGTCCTAATTGTGCAATATCCGTAATAGATGTAGTAGCACTAGCCGCAAAGGTAGAATATGCGTTGTTATATCCCAAACCGAGAGAACCCGTTGAGGGGTCGCTTGCATCTGCAACTGCTTGAATTAAAACCCATCCTGATTCTTGAAAATTATTTTTCAAATAAACTTCAATATCATTTGTTGCGTCTGCTATGTTTATCTGTAAAACAGCACCATCATAAGTAGATTGTTCTTTGAGTCTAACCGCATTAATTCCTAAAGTAGAAAAATAAGACGAATGTTCTACGCTGATTCCGTTTCCGTTCCCTCCTCCGAAAAGATGGCTTGCTGTTAGAGTTATAGTTTGATGCCGAGAAGAATCCGTATTTCTAATCAAAAATGTGCCTATTCCTCTTTGAGCCTGACTTCCTGTTCCAGAAGCACTTCCCCCAGTTGCACCCTCAATAATAGCGATTGTGTGATAGCCGGTTGCTAAATCGTCGGTTAAATCCATAAATTGTTGATATTGAACTCCACTTGCTTTTAAATCACCAGTTACATTTACTTTACCTGTTCCGTTAGGAGTTAAATTGATGTCTCTATTTGAAGTCGTGACGATAGAATTTGTTTGCATGTCTAAGTTTCCACCTAACTGCGGGGAAGTATCTTCTACTACATTTGCTAAACCTGAAGTCGGTAAAACAGCCAATGCCGCCTTTGCGTTTGAATGAGTGTAAGTTAGGACATATCCATCTTGTCCCGAGCCAACGGTTTGGTCCCCGTCAATTGGCAGTGTCCCTATTTTGACATCACCTGTTCCGTGCGGTGTCAAATTGATGGCGGCGTTTGAATTCGTTGTGGCTATATCTATACTATCTGCGTCCGACGAAATCGTACCCATTTCAGTATAAACACCGCTATTATCTCTAGCGATACTCAAGGAGTTGGATGTCTTAGTAGTAGTCAAAAATTGGACATGGCGTTGTGTTGTGGTTTCACCAGTACCTAATCGTAGAACAGCGATGGGAATATCCGTCGTAGCCGGGTTAGGGACCGTATCGGTAATAATCGTCCCTCCGTTGTCCTTCAATACGAGAGCGTTTGAAGAGTCAACGACAAGAAGATAGTAGGCAAATCCTGAAGTTGGTTCCTCAAAAGAAGAAGGTGTTCCTTGTGTGAAGTTTGCAGTGGATACTGCCGCTTGGAGAGCACCCCCTCGTACAACTCTTCCTGCCGCTACAGCAAACTGAGTTTTGCCTCCAGAATCGCTTTGTGTGATGTCAAAATCGTTTCCTTCAATGACAGCATAGTTTCCTTGCGTAGCGATATTCAAGGCGTGAAACAGTGCGCTGTGCGGGAAATCTGTTCCATCTACAAGGCCACTCACTGTAGGGTCAACGCCCATTCTGCTAAATCCTCTGTTGTTTGCACTGCTTGTCATTATTCAACCTCCAAAGTCACGAAGAAATCTACATCCTCTGTAGAGAATGGCCCAATCCCTTCAAAATTTATTCTTGTCAACATTTTGCTAAAGTCTGAGTTGAAAATACCCAACTCTCGTATCGTGTATCCGGCAATAGATGCTCCGGCCACTGTGAATTTGAAGTCCACTACATTCTCATCAGATTTGGAAGAGACGATGGTTGAGACATCAAAGATTGGGACATCTAGATTCGTAGAGGTAGGGCTACCGTTGTTTCCCCCTACCCCGATTCTAGCCTTTGTGTAGGTTGTTTTGAGATGAGTTGCCATGTCTTGTCTTGCCGCATCAGTAATCAAAAGTCCACCTCCCTAACCGTAGTCGTTGTGATTGTCCCCGTTGACAGAGGGGCGCTAAACCCAATTGTTCGGACGAATCCAATCTTATTAGTCGTTGCTGAGGATTCTCTCTTTTGGACCATAAGTTTTCTCTCTCTCAGCGAAACGAGGTCCAAAAGGGATGCATTTTCGTTTGGTCTGGATAACTCTTTTGACCGGAGATTCGCTCTGTTTGTATTTGTTGATATGAGAAGTTCTGCGAACCTGTCCTCCATTCCCTTTGAAAACCTACCAAGTTCTAACTTGACGAAGCCATCAATGCGATGCTCCATTTCTAATATTTGATATTCGTTTTTCGGAACATTTTCTTGAACGAGTTCAAGTGATATGGTATCCCCGGCTCGCAATTGGCTTAGACCGCTATGACCCAACTCTACACTGACCTTTTCATTCAATTTGGAATGGAGCCTTAGAAGTTCGATGGCCTTTTCGTCAACATCTTCTTGAGTGAAAATGCTAGGGTCCTCTACCTCCAAGGTCTTTTTCCCAATCCTTTGGATACTACGGAGGTTTCTTTTTTCAGAAACATGCGATGCTCCGTAAACGATAATTTCATTGTAGAAATCAAACAACCCGGAAGATTTCTTGAAGTCTTTAATTTGTATTTTTTGGTTTCTATCTGATATGGAAAGAGAAGGGTGCAAGTCTGCATCATCGGATTCTTTGACCTTGAAACTGCTGTCTTCAAATATCAAATCTCTATTCTTTCTGTTCAAGACATAATTTACAGCAGAGAACAAATCTACACTCTTGAAATCGGGTGCTAAGAATAGAGGATAAGTTGAAGCAGGTATCTCATGTTCTATGTCGTTTGATTCTAGTAAATCATTCACAATGTCGTCGGCTTCGTGGCTTATGTTCACGACAGAGCCTATCATCGCTCTCTTAATTCTGTTAGGAATACTTTGAGGTGTGGTTATGGTAAAAGTTTCAGATATAGATACCACACCATGTTTTTCTTTCATTTCACCAATTTCCAGATAACTACCCTGAGTATTCCCTAAAACTTTCATGTTGATAGAAGTTTTATGCGTATTTGTCCCGTCTGAAATACATGCATTAAATTCTACTTCCGGCGTATATGGGAAATTTCCGAAAACAGAAAATGCAAAGGCGTGACTTCTAACGACAACTTCATCTCTCTCAGTGACTAAGGTGGAATCTTGTTTATCAGGGTCAACCACTACATACATTGAAAGAACGGCTTCGTTGTTTCCAGTATTTGTAGAAATAGGACTATCCCTTCCTCCGGTTCCGTACCCTAAAGAGTAATCTCTCATACCATCATATGTTTTATCTTCATACGGGACCTTTGTGTATTCACTGGAAAGAACATTGAATTTAATTCTATTTGGCGTAAAATCGTAGAATGTAGTTTCGTTGGGTTGCATCACCCGATAAAATCCATCTGTTAAATCAGAATCAACTTGAATAATATGCGTCAATGTAGTATTATCTGTTTCTATTTCGTGGCTAAGAACATAACCTATCTTGTTGGGCATTGTGTTGTTTATCCCTCCTACAGAACCACTTGCTCCTGTTGCTGTTCCAGTCTCGTATTCTAAACCGGCTTCGGAAACCAAATAACACCCTGTCAAATCAGGGATAAAGTCTAAAATTTCGGAACCAGTTATACGATAAAAATAAATTGATTTGTTTCCGGGGCCGACATTTGTTTCTCTAGTTACGTTTGATTGTGAAGTGTCCAATTCTATTCTTGCTTTGAATCCCATAAATACACCTTCTCCGTCTGAAGAAGTTGCTGTCCTAGAACCTCCAATTGGTCCATCCTGAGTCATAAATTGACGACTAAGGCCCATGTTTAGGGTAGTGATATTGTTTGAATATTTTCTTAAATGCGTATTGTCATTGTTGGGAAAAACAGTTCCCTTTGAAAGTTGAGACTGCCCTCTGTTTCCCGACTCTATATTGTACCTATCAAAAATAAATCCCGTTAAAGCATCTTTGAACCCATCGTCTGGACTAGAATTAGTGTTATCCGTCAAAGCATCTATTTTCTTCAATAATCTGCTAGGATGGCCTGCTATATTGTTTCCTATCCTATCATTATCATTGAAACTTATTGGCAAAATCAGATTAGAGAAAGAATTGGCATGTGTTGTTGTTCCAGCCGGACTGTCCAAAGCATGTCCAAATAATGTAAATGGTGAAGCCTCGGGTCTGTAAGTATCGTTATGAATTGTTCCTTTGTGGAAAGTAATTCCTTCTTCAAAGCGCAAAAAGGAATCTTTCTCTCCATGACCCTTGATGGTTGTCTTTTTCGTGGTTGCTTTGTAAAGAACCCCAGTGTAAGCAGAGCCGCTGTTTGTAGGTATCGGGTCTTCATCAAGAGTTATGGTAGAACCTGTTTGATTTCCATCCACAACACCTATCAATTTACCGTTTACATCTACGAGAAGGTCATTATCGCTTAGTGTAGTGCTTGCACTCAAAACAATGTTAGACGAACCATAACTACTTACAGAAACATTCGACCCTCCACTGTCCGTCACTGCGGCAATAGAGTGATATTGATAAATAAGGGAGGGGATGCTCCTTGATTTTTTAGGCGGTTTTTCAGGATTGAATTGATTGAAAGCAAAGTCAAAAACCACTTCTGTTAATCTCATCATTGCCCCTGCCTTAAGTAGAGCAGGATTCTTATCTACTTCGCTGATTGAACAATCAATGTAGTTTTCATCAGTGTATTTAACCGACGAGCCTCCTGAAGTGTATTT